ATCTGCTTTTCCACCTTTACATTTACCATTAACAATTTTACCACCTTTTGAAATACAAGTCTTTTTTGAAATAGCTTTTACAACATCACGAGCAATAATAGCAGCTCCAACGCCAGGTATTGCTTTTGCTCCCACTTTACCTGCAATTCTTCTAGCGATACTTTTTTTAGCAACCCTTTTTGCCATTTTTGCTTTAGGAATTGCTTTCTTTGTTTTTTTAAAAGATTCCATTGATTTCTTTATATCTTTATCTTTTTTACTAAGACTTTTCATTCCTTTATTATCACCTAAAACTTTATCCATTCTTTCTATTTTTTTTATTCTATCTACTCTTGTTTTATAATCAGCTCTCGCTTTTTTCATTTCTTGTAGCATTTTTTGTTTTAGTGTTTTTGTCTGTGCCATAATTTATCCTATTCTGGGTCTGTATCTTCTGTCACTATTGGACTATGCGTTAACCTTCTAATTCTTTTGTACTTTGAATCTGTCGTATCTTTAACAGATATGCTATCTAATTTAATCATATTTGCTGGAAAAGGATAGTCTCTTGTGCCGTCTGTTATATTTGTTTTCCAAGAAGCAGTATGAATATCTACTTGTGATTGCATTAAGTGTATAGCATCTTTAATAAATGCTACAGCAAGAGTAGTATTCTTCATACCTGAACGTTCCATCATTTCTAATATTGTCATTACATTAACCTTGTTGACTAGCCTGAGCCATTATTGTTCTGTTAATCATTTCTGAACTATTCTTTATATAGTTTGAAACTTCTAATTGTGCCATCTGATAATATCTATCAGCATTCTTTGAATGTTCTGATTTAATACCTATTCTAGTTTGAACCTCTGAAGCATATGATTGAGCAGCTTGTAAATAAGAAGCTCCAACTCCACTTTGAGACTGTACTTGAGACAATCTAGCTTGTACTTCATTTGAATAAGCTTGTGCTTCTGCTATAAAAGCTTGTCCAGCATTTACTCTGTTTTGAGCTGTACTAATATAAATTTGTGTTCTAGCTGCATATGCTTGAACTTCAGCTATATATCCTTGAGCTGCGTTTACATAAGCTGCAGCTGTTGAAGCATGACCAGAAGCTACATTTATATAAGATTGTATAGCTTGAGCTTTTGCTCCAGAAAAACCAACTCTTGCTGAAGCTTCAGCACCAAACCCATTTATTTCTGCTGATAAAGCTTGAACAGTAGCATTCCATTCAGCAATATGAGTTTGAGCTCTTTGTATTTCAGATGAAGCTATACCTAAAGCTCCTTGTAATAATTCTGTATCTTCTTCAGTAAATAAATATGAACCAGCGTCTCCAGCTGCATCTCCAGTAGGAGAATTAGCACCATCATCAATTATATTTTTAGCATTATCTAATGCATCTTTAACTCTAGTCATTTCACTACTACTAGTATTATATGTAGAGTCATCACCAAATAAAGCAGGGTCACTAGCATCTGCTCTAAATTTTGCTACTGCTGTAGCCATTCCATTTAAAGCAGTATTAATAGCACCACTATTATCTGTTTGAATAGCTAATTCAGCTGCTTCTGTGTTTGCAGCTCCAACAGCAGTTGTAGAACTACTAAGTGAACTAACAGCTGCATCTATCTGGGTATTAATAGCAGTTAATGCAGTTGCTATATCTCCATCGTCAGCATGTGTTTCAGCCTGAGCTGATTCTAAAACAGCTGCATCAAATTGACCATTAGCTAATTCTATAGCTGTTGTTATCTTACCAATAGCTGTATCTACTCCACTATCAACAAGTGTAGCTGCTTCAGCTATTTCTACAATAGCAGCATCTAATTGTGTATTAACAGCTGTAACTGCTGTAGTTACATCAGAGTTTTGAGATGAAGATAACTTTTCAAATTCTTTTGATGACGCATGAAATACAACAGCATTTCTTAAATCACAATCGTCATCTATATTTAAATGGTCTACATAATTTACAATAGCTGTTTCACCACCAGTTGGATTAGGTTTAACAACTACTGAATTACCAGCTGTAACATAATATTTAGGAAATGTTTCTGTAGCAAAATTAAGACTAGCAGAATTTGCAATAAAACCTTTCATAGAAGAAGGTACTTTTTCAGCACTAAATCCATTTCTTGAAACATCTAATATACCAGAACTAGCATAAGGAAGTGTTATTGTTGTAGGAGAGTTATCTCCACCATGAGTTCCAGGCACAGTATCAGTACCAGCCCATTTTAATAAATCTTTAGGAACACTGGCTACAACAAATTTCTGAGCACTAATAATAAATTGGTCATTAGCATCAGCAACTCCTGTTATGTTTTCAATATCTAATTCTATATTTGTATTTGCCATATTTTTCTCTTTTAAGGAAGACCCTCTCTCGGAAGAAAGGAAGCAAAAAACCAAAAGAGGGTTAGTCTTCCAAATTAATCCTTATATTGTGTTATTAATCACAAATTTAGGATTCTTCAGTTTATGATACTGAAAAGCTAGCGTCATGAGCACCATGCCCACTAACATACCAATAAGTACCATCACACACCATTTCGAGATGGTCGCCTACAGAACCAGCTGCTTCTATTATAATAGTAGTCCCAGCTAGAGTAAGATAAGCATCTCCGCATTCCGCTCCACCTTTAAGTAGAGCAGTTCCTTCACTAGTTGTGATTGAGCTATCAGCGGTTGTGTCAGTTGCTATGAACCTAAAATTACAACCAGCTTTTACGGCTGGTAAAGTAATAGTTCTAGCTACAGTGCTTTCTACGAAGTATGTTTTTCCACTATCATTCATACCTAAAGTATGAGATGAAGCAGATGAACTGTCCATAGTAAAGCAGTATTCGCCTGGAGCATAACTAGCTTTCGCTTTTTGATTAGTTCCACTACCATCAGGCATTAGTTACCTCCTTAACTCGCTACAATCACGGCAACTGTGCCAGGATTATTTTGCGATGTTGTTAAGTCAGCAGTTACATGCCAAGCAGTATCATCAACAGCTATTACTGAAACGATATCTCCAGCCATTCCACCGATAGTTGCAGTATCTGCAACAAAATCCATAGTGTCATAGTTAGCTACAGTTCCAATAGCTGTCGCGTGTGATATTTGCTGTGGAACACCTACTTGGTCGGCAGTATCAGAAAATAATCTAATAATACCAAAAAAAGCATCTCCAGCTGTAGCTAAAATATCAGCACCTGCAGTCGTATCAATCCCGAATATAACTTTGTAGTTTAATCCAGGCGCGGCTGCTGGTAATTGAATTGTTTTAGCTGCGGCATTCATGAAGACAGTAGAACCAGTTTGTGCAGCGGTCAATGTAATATCATCACCAGCTACAATAACAGAACTTTTACCATCTTGGATAGCTCCATCAGCTTTGTTTTGTCCGTATAGAGGATTAGCCATAATTCAATCTCCTTATGTTAAGACCAGTAAGCATGAGATTCAGGCATCTGAAACTCCATACCGGCTTCGGTTTGAATTAAGTCAACTCTTCGGTCAACACCACTATTTTCTAAGGTTTGTACACCAACATAAATTGCTGTGTCACGATTAAGTCCGTTACCAACCAATGGTCGATAAGCGACATTCTTCATATTAACAGCAAGAATCTTAATTGGTGAACCATCTAGGTGAATGTTACGAGTTACGTTCATATCTCCAAAAGGAGTACTAATTGTTGTAACATCTGCCCCAAATACCTTCTTTCTGCCTACAAGTGCCATATCAGCTCTCAAGTTAGGTGAAATCTCAAGATTATTTGAGAAGTAACCACTTAGTTTATGCAACCAGTTATAGGTTTGCGTATCCACAAAGAACAATGTTGCGTTAGCATTATTGTATCGTGGGTCTAAGAAGTTGCTCAAATCATCTAAGAAATCATCTTGAGTCTTCGACGCATGTGTCAGACTAAAGACGTTACCATAATTTGAAATGAAATCAACAGCGCCTTGTGTATACCATTCATCACCTGAATCGTATTGTGAACCAAACAATATAGCTTGTTCTATATCGTATTTATGTTCAATTAGCTTTTCTCTCCAAATTCGAGCATATTCATTTGGTTCATACTTTAGCACAGTAGCACGAGTAGTGTTATCCATAGCCATAGCGGTTTTCCAAATTTGTGTACGCCCAAAAGCGGTTGAGAAAGGCTGGTCTTTCCATGTTTCAGGGAAACCAGAACCTTGCGAATGAGAATTACCAACTACATAAACTCTTGATTGCTCTAAACCATTAGAGGAAGTTGAACCTGCGATAGATGTACTATATGTACTATCACCAACTGGTGTATTTACACCAAGTGGGCCAGCATAATAGTCATCACCAGCAGTTTTTGTTTTTACAACTGTGCCTCTAACAATCGCAGCTTCACCATGAGTGTGAGCTGTAGGTGGACTTGTACTCTCATCTTGCAAAGTAACTGTGTCAACACTGACAATAGCATATGATTTAACGGCTCCAGCAGCAGAATCAGAAAAATTAATCTTAATCATCTGACCTGGCATATAAAATGCAGGCTGTGTACCATCAGCACCAATTACGATTTCCTCATTACTTTGACCATAAATATTCTGACGATTACCGCCTGATTTATAATCTGTAGCAAGTTTAACGTAAACAGTGTTACCAGCTGTCTCATACGTATCGTATTGAGTCGTAGCATTTGTAGATTGATTTTCTACCCATGTAGTATTATCATTACTAAATGCTGTGGCATATGCATATCGTTTATGGAAAGAGGGTCTTCGTTCTGTGAATTTGAACTCTGGGTCATCCGTTGGCTTTTTCGCTAGTTTAGATACGAAACGGAAGAATGGGTCTTGAGCTATTGCTAGTTCAGATACCCTTTCACCAAAATCGTATTTTCTGCGAAGAACACCAGTATCAAGTGAAGTTCCTAATCTAGAACCAGCACTTCCACTAGCGACATCAGCAACGGCATCGAGTGTAAATAAATCAGCCATTTTACCTTATCTCCTATTTAACATTATGTCTTTGTTAAATAGTTAAAAAAATTAACTTTTAACCAAAGACGTTATCCAGTTTTTGGTCAATACCGAGTAAAGTGTCAAATATTTGGTCATCATGAGATTGTTCAACAGGAGTACTACCAGCTGTTGCTAATGAACGAGGTTGCTCTTGGACTTTTTTCATCTGAGTAGCAACTTGCTGTCTTGCGTTATCAGCAATGTTTGATTCTCGTTCTTTTCTCTTCATTAAATAATATATATCATCTAGTTCTAGAGATTTGTTTTTAGCGAAATTCACAAAAGTAGACCATTCGTCATCATTCATTTCTACTTTTTGTCTAAAGGCAGTTTCTCGTGCAAGTCTTTGGTTTTCTGTTTTTTGTTTTCCTAACTCATTGTTAAGTCTACGTTGAACAATACCATCAACTGTAGCCCCAAATACTTTCGCTGAATCCGACTTAGGGTCGGTAAAAGCGTCATCTGGGTCAAATGAAAAATCTTCAGGAAGCTCCATATTTTGAGCCATACTTTCTGGTGCTTGACCACCACCCTCAAAATAATTCCGCACATGCTGAATTAAATTAGGGTCTTCTCTCATTGCATCGAGTATTGGCATATATGGTTCTAGTTCATTAAGCTTGCCATTTAAGCGTTTAGCTTCACGACTTGAATCACTATACCTTTTTTGCAAAGCATCTTCGCCTTGCTCTTGAACTCCGCTAGGGCTCGCTGATGTGTTATCATCTAAATTTTGCGAGGTTGACTGCGAATATTCGCTATCTAATATACCTGCATTGACACTATTATCTAAAGATTCAAAAAAATCTCCAGACTCTGCATCGCTGAGGCTTTGGACATTACTTTCAGGGGCTTCTTCTAAAGAAACGTTGCCTACTTGTTCTTGTGCCATAATTTATCCTTTTATTCGTTTTTTCAATTTAGTGCAAAAATAATTATAAAAACAACTATGTTTTATCTTTTTTATTATTGTCTGCAATTGTGTTCATTTCTCTTTGTAAGTCTTTTTTAGCGTTATCAAACTCACCTTTTAAAAGACCTCTAAGAAGTTTTTGTTGAGCTTCTGTTTGTAAAACATTCTTTCTTACTTCACCTGAAGCTTCTCCAACTTTCATTTTAATACCAGCTTGTACTAACTGACGTTGTAAAGTTTCAATAGTTCCATCTTTATCTTTCATAGCTTCTTCCATAGATGCCATTTGTCCTTGAAGTTGAGAATACATTGACTTTCTTTCAATAATTTGTTTTTTATTTCTTATATCAGTTTCACCAATCATAGCAATATCATCAATTAATCCTGACTGAAACCATCTAAAGTATTCTTCTAATAATGCCCATCTATTAATTGGCATTGTAGCTCCAGCTATAACTCTAATATCAAATCTAGCAGATGCATAATCTTTGTAAACAGATATAGCTTTACCATAATCATTGTATATAGGAATATTAATTCTTACATCTTTTTCTTCATCTGGTTGTTGTCCAGCTTCTGGTTGTACAATTCTAAATACTTTTTCTACTGAATAATGACTTTGAGCCATCATTTGAAAACATCTACCTAAATGTTCTAAAGCTGGTTCTACAACACTACCCATCCAAGCTTTTAATCTACGAGTTCCAAACTCATCATTAGCAAGTAAACCTCTATAAGTTTCAGATTGTTGTTGAGTAAATCCCATCATCGCTGAAGGAACACCTGCTATATATTCCGCATCTCCCTTGCCTTCTTGTGTAATAGTAAAAAAAGCATTGTTAATAGGAGCTGGTTGAATAGGAGTTGGTGGAGCAAATCCTTGTCTATATTTTAATAAAGCGCCTGGAGAAGATGAATACTTTTCCCATTCTTCTTCTGGTACAGAACCCTCTTCATACATCCATCTAAGATTAGAAGCTAGGTTTGCATTATGTATTAATATT